CAATTGCTCCATTCCATTTGGTCCGTAAATTTAACACCGCACTTGAGCAAAGTGGATTGATATCTGAAATGTATGGCCAATATGTTTCCAACCTGGCACAAAAATATCCAATCTTGGAACTTGGTGGATTGCTTCGTAAAAAAGTGAAAGTAATTTATGATTTCAATCCGTTATTTGGTGAATTCAATTACGCATTGGATTATTAAATTTCCAACTCTTTTCTCATTGCAAGGAAGTTGAATATCAATACCAATTTGGTATCCGTTATTGCATCGAACTTTGAGAGGTCACCATTACACATGGTCCATATCAATTGCTCCCATCCCCATTTGGATGATTTCTTTTCCTCTTCCTGCTCTTTGCGTTCTTCCAAATCAACAACTTCATCATCATCATCGAATGATTCAGTCATCAGATTGGAATGGCTGTCAAGGAAGTTTTGACGAAATTGAAGATACTCAGGTATCAATCCGAATACTGAGGTGATGGGATAGTCATCGAAGAGATGAACACGATCACTTGATTTGAACTTGTATGGCTCAGTGATAATATTCCCCCATTCATCAGTGGATGTCTTCCGGTAGAGAATCGCACATATGTTGCGGAGGTTCTTGATATAGTCATCAGTGACGAATGCCTCAAGTGTGATAAACTCACCAAGTGTGATGTCAACAAATGGCTTGAGTTTCAATTCACCGAGTTTATGACTGTAATGTTTGGATGGTTCTGAGGTCATCCATTTCAATTGTTTGGTGATATCCTGGAGCTCATCGAATTCCATATCATCAAAGTCCTCAATTGGAAGGTCGCAGAGGATGGATAACAAATCAGTATTGTACTGCAATGTTCCATCCTCAATGTTTAACGACCTAATCTCAATGAATTGTTCAATCGTTACTTGGCTCCACTGCTTCGGGAGATTCAGATTGAGCATGGGATGCGATTTTTTCAGTGACAAATACCAGGTAAGGGATAGCGATTTCAGCTTTCAGTTGTTTGAATAGCTTTGATTTATGCTTCAAATGTGCTTCAGCGTAGTGTTCAGTGGGTGAAAGGTCACTTCGTTTGAACATCAATGCCAACAAATCACTTATCCAATTGTTAGATTTGCGACCAATCAACTTCTCAATCATCTTGGTATCCTTCACTGAGAGCTTCAATTGTGCTTGGTAGGTATACCCTTCCAATTCAATCGACTCAACTGCATCCTTTTTCTCATATTTAGATGAGTTGAATTCCTTCACCTTCTCAATAAAGTCGGATAACTCCACTTCATTCTCATCCCATTCGGATTCCTTCACACCGAAGTATTCAAAAATCTTGATGTATCGGTCGATGTTATCAAGCTCTTGGTTGTTGGTGATTTCGGTTACCTTCTCGAATTGTTCAATGGTCAATTCATCCATTCGGTTGGGGATTTCCCGGTCAAAAATCTTTATCATGTGTATTGTTTTATGAACAAATTTACAATTTTTTTAATATATACATGACCAAAGATTTGCCAATATACAAAATCACTATTGATCCCGAATACTCCGATGGAGAAGATTTGGGGATTGAGCAGATTGCATTTACTTCTCAACCGGCAATAAAGGTGAAAGGAATGGCCTTCGAACAAGCACAACGAATGGTGTTCGCTGATGACTTAAAGTATCGAATCACCGCACCGGCAATGATACCGATGGAGATATACCGCAAGGACAACGAGCAAGGTGAATACTATGTTCAGTTCACTGAGGAAACCATCGCAAAGATTCATGAGAAGTTCATGAGCGACCTTCGAAATCGTGACCTATTTAACCTGGAGCATGACACATCCAAAACAGTTCCGGCATATATCTTGGAAACATGGGTGGTTGACAATCCAAAACAAGATAAGGCCTTCAGTACATTCGGTATTGATGTGCCAAAAGGTACGTTGATGGTGACTGCTCAGATAACTGATAAAGAGTATTATGCTGAATTGGTTGCCAATGACCAAGTTGGATTCTCAATCGAGGGATTCTTGGGGTTGAAATTAAGTAATCAATTAAACAAATATAACATGAACAAATTACCTGATGGGGAGCACTTAATCGATGGCAAAATCTACGTTGTTGTAGATGGAGAAATCATTGAGATTAAGGATGCACCGGTTGCCGAAGAGGCAATGGAAGAAGTTGCAATGGAAGAAGTTGCATTGGAAGAAACAGTTGTTGAGGAAGAAGCTCCAATTGTAGAAGATGCAGTGAACGAAGAAATGGCAATTGATCCAGCAATGGACTCAGAGGCTATCCTTGCAATCGTTACACCGATTCTTGAGGAGAGAGAGAAAGCAATCATCGCATTGATTGCTGACCTTCGCAACCAAATGGAAGAGATGATGGTTACTGAAACGGAAGTTGAGGCAACTGACAACAAAACTAAAATGTCAGCACATGACAAATTTAGTGCAGTGAGTAAATTTTTAAACACAAATAACTAACAATTAACAACAAAACAAAATGAGCAGAAAATTAAAATTCGACTTGGATATTGATGCATCAGCATTATTACAAGCAAACAGCGAGGCATTCTATTCTCGTGCGTATTTACAAGAGGAAACGGTTGACAACTACCGTACTTTACCTGGAATCAAATTCAAAACGAAAATTTCCAACGTCACATTCGGACAAGTGTTGCAAGCCGAAAACTGTGGGTGGAACTCTTCAACTGATGAACTTGCTTCAGTAGAGGTAGACGTATGTGGATTATCTGCAATGGCTGAGATTTGTCAATTCCAATTGGAGCAGTCATTCGTGTCATTACAAATGACAAAAGGTTCAAATGGTGATTTCACAGTAGCTTCATTCATGGATTACTATTGGGGAGAAATGGCGAAAACAATCGCTGAGAACGTTGAGAAATTACGTTGGTTAGGTGACACTGAATCACAAGTTGCTGCACTTGCATTGTGTGATGGTTATGTGAAGTCATTACTTGCTGATTCAGCAGTGATTGATATCGCTTCTCCAGTTGCGGTTACTCCATCAAATGTACTTGCTAAATTGGCATTGGTATACGCTGCAATCCCTGCTGCGGTTATCGCTAACCAAGAGAACTTGAGAATCTATGTATCTTCACCGGTAGCTACTGCATATCGTGCTGCGGTTGCTGCTGCGAATACTCAAGCCAACTTGACTCAAGCATTGGATTTCTCTTACTTAGGTATCAAGATGGTATTGTGTCCAGGTATGGGTACAACATCAAAAATCGTTGCTACATTGAAAGATAACTTAATCTATGCATTCGATGCTGAAGGTGATGGAAAAGCATTACGTGCTATCAATTTAGCTGATACAGTTGCTGAACCGGTTATCCGTACTCGTGCAAACATGAAAGTTGGATTCACTCATGTGAATGGTGGTGAGATTGTATTCTACAATGCTGCTGCATAATTAATATTCCTGAGGGGATGAAATATTCCCCTCTATTTTTCAATATTTAAAACAACAAAAATGGCTTGTGAAAATTTAGAATCCATAGTTAAGTCGTGCGACAATAACAGTGGTGGGATTTTCAAGGTATATATCAACCAACAAGATAACATCGATAGCATCGCGTTTGCAGGTGCTCCAAATACATGGACAATCGATGAAATCAATTTGATCGTTGGTGGTGATTTATACACTGAATTTGAAATCCGCAGAAACACCGGAAGTTACACCGAAGATGCAGCAATTGACCTTGTCAATGGTAGCTCATATGTAACTGCAACAATCAGCTTGATGTTCCATCGTCGTGACCAATCTAAGTCACAAGCGATTAAAGTGCTTGGTGCAGGACAACAATACCTGAATGCAATCATCCAAGATGCGAATGGTAAATATTGGTACTTCCCATATTTACAATTGAGTGCAGTTGGTGAAGGTTCAGGAACTGCTCGTGCAGATGGTAGCAAATATTCAGTGACATTGATCGCTGAGAATGATTTCCTTGCATACGAGATTCTTGAAAGTGCAGTATTAGATGTAATTGCATAACATTACCTAGAAAAAGAGAGAGCCATCCATTAGGGTGGCTTTTTTTATAAACATTTTTGAAGGTTTTCTTAATATATTAGTATGATTTACATTGATAAAGGTGAGGTTAATTCAATTGTGCTGACTCTAACTGAGGTGAGCACCCTCTCGAATCCGTATTATTTGTTCGTTTTTGAGAATGAAATGGATACAACCGACACTCCCATCCTATTCACCACCGATGACATCTCCGATTGGAAGGAAAGATTCAATCTCTTCCTATTGGATGAGCCGGTTGACGTGATTTTGGTCAAAGGACAGTACCGATATTCAGTATATGAATCAACAATTCCACCAACATCTATCCAGGACACGACCGGAGTGGTCATTGAAGAGGGTAGAATGGTTGTAAGTGGTGCAATAACAAACTCAATCTACGATTAAACATGGCTTGGTACGACCGATTTAGAACAACAAAGCAAGAATCACCGGAAGTGGTGGAAGGATATCAGTCCTTTTCAACACCATTTCTTAAAATTGGCTCAGGGAATTTATCTCTTCCATACGTTAATGGGAGGCATCAAACGAGTGGATGGATTCCATTTGGTGATGCGAATTTATTTCCTTCGGTATTGAATCAATTGGTATACTCATCACCTCTCCATGGTTCCATCGTGGACTACAAAACCAATGCAGTCATTGGCGGAGGTATTGAATTAAACACAACCACAACGACACCTCAAGAGCTCCTTGAATTGTATACATTTGAGAAGAAATCTAGATTGAAAAAGACAGTTCGGATTACAACCGAACAATTGATTGTACACAATCGTGTTTACTTTAAATTGTACTTTGATGATAAGATGAAGCTCACTCGAATGGAGAACGTATCTCCGGACAAAGTGAGAAGAGGACAAAATCCTAACAACTATTTTATTTGTGATGATTGGTCCGCAAGAATCGATGTGCGTGACATTCAAAGATACCATCCAACCTGCACTGATAAATGCCAATTATTTGTATATGAGGTTGAGTGTTTAGGTCAAGAGTGGTATCCGCTTCCAAAATACAGTTCGGCACTTAACTTCGCATATCTTTCGGGCGAACTTTCGTACTTCGCAAAATCAAATATTCAGAACAGTGTATTCCCTTCATTCGCGATGATGTTCCCAAAAAGACCGCAGTCGGAAGAAGAGAAAAATGTACTTCGCTCAACCATCGATAAGATGAAAGGAGCAGCGAATGCAGGTAAAGCGGTTGCGTTCTTTGCAAATTCACAAGACCAATTACCTAAGATTGAAAGCATTCCAACCAATCAGAACGATAAACTATTCCAGGAAGCATCCGGATTGAATACTGAGCAGATTTGTTTTGCTCACACAATAGATCCGATACTGATGGGAGTTCGTACAACCGGCTCACTTGGCTCAGGTAGTGATATCAAACAAGCATATGTGATATTTGAAAAGAATGTCGTGATGCCATTGAGAGAGCAAGTATCTGACATCTTCAATGAGATACTTCGAATTGCGAAAATAAATGCAGATTTCAGAATCAACAACTTCCAAATCATCAATGAAACAATCGTTGAGGTGGAGGGTGATGCATCCAAAACTCAAGACGCATTGAATGCCATGAGTCCATTGGTTGCGACTAAGGTATTGGATACCATGACACCGAATGAAGTGAGAGCTCTTGCATCGTTGCCTCCGATTGAAGGTGGGGATGTAATCGCAAGTAATCAACCACAAACACCTCAAGCATAATGTTGTACTTTATCACCGAAACATACCTCAAAACAAATACACCAATCACTGCCAATGTGGATGTGACTGATGTGACACCATACATTGCTACACAAGCACAGCTTCGTGTTATGCCAATCCTTGGGACTGTCTTTTATGACTACCTCCTTGAGGCATACAACGACCAAACATTGACACCTGAAGAGGAAGCTCTTGTTCTATTCATTCAACCGGTTGTGGCATGGCGTTCAGCTGAGGATGCAATCTTCGGATTGACTTACCAACTCAAGAACAAAGGCCTTCAAACTCAATTTGGTGATAACTCATCAAGTGTATCTCGTTCAGAGGTTGCATTCGGAATGGAGCACTATGCACAAAAGGCATCTTTCTTTGAGATGAGATTGATTCGATACCTGGTGAAGAACAAAGCGGAGTTCCCTATCTTCACATCCCATGAGAATCGTGATACGGATTTACGACCTCAAATTGATTGTCATATGTGCGTGGGGAATTGCTTCATGAATGGGACTTGGACTTGTGGCTATCCAACTGATAACGGTTATAACAATTCAATTTTGGTATTATGAGGCAGAATGTATTGATGTTGATTGCGTCCTTTTGGGCAATACTTTCACCGGTTATGCCGATGATATACTTAGCCATGTTGGCCATCTTCATTGATACTTGCTTCGGCATTTGGAGATCAGTAAAAAAAGGGGGATGGAAAGCGTTCCAATCTCGCAGATTATCCGATACAATATCCAAGTCATTGCTTTATGGCGGTGCAATTATGTTCACCTTCCTAATCGAGAAGTATATTGCAGGTGATATCATCGCTCAATTCATCTCGGTTGAGCTAATTATGACCAAAGTATTTGCATTCTTTTGTGTGATGGTGGAGATTAAGTCCATCAACGAATCATATGAGAGTGTGACCGGCAAGAATGTACTCGCAGCTCTTCGCAAATTTATCACCAGGACAAAAACCAATCTCGATGAATTTAAGTAAGCACGTTACACTCGCAGAATTCGAGGCATCGGGAACTGCAACTAACCACTCCATCCTCAACAAGATGAATGAGTTCGAAATCGAAAGAGCCAAGCTACTTTGTGAGAAGGTATTCGAGCCACTGAGAGCTCATATGGGAGAGCCAATTCGAATCAATAGTGGATTCAGAAGCATTGCAACAAACAAAGCGTGTGGAGGCTCTAAAACGTCACAGCACTGTTTAGGTGAGGCGATGGATTTACACAT